TAGAGCAGCAGCCACTAGGGTCGTGGCGTTCTTTTGAGCTGCCGAGTATGCTATACGCGGTGCAGTTACTTCGATGTCCCGTCGCTCCTTCTCCGCCCAGTACCCGTCCCGTGAGCCAGCAGCTACCGGGGCCGCAGTCGTTGTGTTGCCCTGGGGCTTAGGAGCCTGGACTGTTTCTGTCGCTACCTTCTTGACAGACTTAAGGTCCACATTACCTGACTTAGCATCTGCTACGAAGGATATAGCTTCGCCTTCATTGAAGCTGGGACGTCTAGTACCTGTCCTGAAATAGCGCTTTTCGCCTTCTATCTGGAATGAATGTAGGACAATCTCACGACCGCTATCACGGTCACTCCACTCTTTCTCGTAGAGTCTGCTTACAACTCCCTTGTACGTTGAATCACTCATCTTCTACTTCTCCTTTGACTTAAATATATAGTTCTTCTCTTGCGTTATAAACTGACTCGTCTTTAGCTCCCCAGTGCGTTCCTGTCATCACACCGGCACCGAGGGGGACCGTCAGCTTAACTCCGTACACTTTCTCTAGATAGGGATAGATGTCCTCTATCAAGCACTGCTGCGATAACTCGTGGAACGCATCCAACTCTTCGGGCGGCAGCTCTACTATTATACTGTCATGGACCGTATTAACAATGAACATCTTTAGATCGCTAGAGCGTAGCCTATGCCAGAAGGCAGCTAATGCCACTGGTATAATCTCTGCTGTCGCGAACGCTTGCACTGGGTAATTACATATACTCGTTGTGTTAGTAACGTACCCGCTGCGGTCCATTGTAGTGTTGGGCCAGTAATATCGCATCTTCCATTCTGTTACCAAGAACTTCTTTGCAAGTACCTCGTCGATCCAATTCTGTTGCGCATCTGCGATGCCGCTGTACAGCTTCTTGAATCCTGCGTACCATCTCATTTGCTCAGGTGTCCCAAACGACCCGCCGTATAAAGGCTTGAATGTCTCGGATTTCGCTTGTTGCCTTAGCTCCCCCACTTCCTTGTCCCCCTGCCTGTGTAGCTCCAACATCTCGGCAGCATCCCTGTCCGCCATATATGATGCAGTCGTTATATGCGCGTCGAATTCAGGATCAAGGATGTTGCGCAGTGCAACTTTATCCCTGCCCAGGTGGGCTGCTACCCTGAATTCTAACTGGGCCCCGTCACACTCCCCAACTAGCCAGCCTTTATTACGCGATTTGAATATGTGCTTGTACGCTCGGGGGAAGTTCTGGAATTGCATTCCGTAGTCTCGCCCGCTTGAGCTTAGTCTATGGGTCTGGGTGTTGGTCTGGTTGAAGGACGCTGTCAGCGCTCCTCCTGCTTCGTCACAACACTCTTGTAGACTGCGTAAGTACTTAGTCAACTCGTTGTACAGTCCCTTACTTAAGATGTATAAGGATAGGAACTCCTTTTGCGGCTTAGTCTTAGCTTTTAGCTTCTTGATAGTGGCGGCATCCGTCGGAAGTAGCCCAGAAGGAGTCAGTACATCTACCCAGGATCGCCCGCGCTTCTTACGCGGGGGATCGAACCCCAGGGTCTCATATAGATATGCCCTCAACTGCAAAGGGGAGTTAACATTAATGCCTCCCGTGCAGTCATCAAGGTCCTTCTGCACTTCCGCGTACTCTCTTTCTTTCTGGTCGTGTAGCGACGCCACAATACTCTGGTCCAACTGCATGCCATTCTTCTCGACATCTGCTAGTACGGGAGTCAGTAGACACCGCGTATACACGATGGGCAACAGTTCCTTCTTGATGCAGCTTTCTAGCTGAACTTCATATAGCCGGGCGGTAAGAGTCACATCCTGTACGCAGTACCTTTCCAGCCAGCTCTCCGGAATGTCCGTCGAGCATAGACCCGCCTTGTACATCTTGGAGATTACATTAACTTTACCTTCGTTGAAGTTTCTTTGCGCACACTTCTCCAGACTCAGTTGATGCCAGACCCAACGGTTTCCCCCTATAACGTACTCCGCGATCATTGTATCCCATACTACTATCTCCCCCGTATCTAATCCGCATCTCTCCAGCCATTGCAGCTCGAACTTAGCGTTATGAGCTATAAGGAAGTCTGCCTGTTCACAGTCCCGTACCAGATCACCCATTCCGAACTCATTGCCCCAGCAGACCCTACGATTAGTGTCGTACTCTCCCCCTGGGCGATAGCCCGGATGACCGGGACCTAGTTCCCACACTGCCAAGACTAGGCTGTTCTTTGGATCGAGAGCAGAACCCTTGCTGAACACAGTGGTCTCAAAGTCAACAGTGAGGTAATTGCCCCTCTCGTATACTGTGGGGTCAGGCGCACTGATTACAGCGGGAAGGCTCATTATAACGATCTTACCTTACTGAGCTGAGGATCAATCCCGACCGGAAAGAAGCTGTGGTTACCGCTGCGCTTATTCTTCGGTAGACTAAGGATACGTCGGTTGTTCTGCTCATCCTCCCGTGTAGCACCAACCCCTACCATAACGTCCACTTGTGCAGGTATACCAGTGTTAGACGAATCAACGTCGCCCATTTCCAGCGGCCCCTTACCCGACGCACTATCCCCCGCCTGCGTAACGCTTACCATAAGTACGTTATTAGACTTGCCGAGGTTACGCACAGCAGTTGCAGCCTTCTCCAGCTTCTGGGTGAACTGTTCTTCGTTTACGTTCAGGTTCCTCAGCTGATCTACCATTACAACGTCCGGCTTGTAGTCGTTTATAAGTCCCTGTATTTCACGAGGGGTTCCGGGTGCTAGTCCTGCTAGTATCAGGTTGTCATACCCCATCTCTCGTGCCATATAGTCCGCGCCTTCCGCGTCCTCCATTACTTCGTACTTAGTCATGCCAGTGAGCCGGGAAACTACTCTCATAACGATGTCACTCAACGGGTCCTCGTTTCCGATATACAATACAGTCAGGTTCTGTTTCAAGAATCCCGCTATCATGTTCACTAGCATCAAAGTCTTCCCCATCTCTGGTCGTGCGAATATCAGCATGTGATGCCCTCGGAGTAACCCTCCATCCAGACGCTCGTTCAGTGACCTCGGCCATATCTTTATTAACTCCTGTTCGCTGTACGTTCCTTCCACCAGCTCCGACACTGATGCGCCTCTAACGATTTCATTATTATTTTCTTCTTTCAGGCTCGTAGCACTTGCCCATTTACCGTACTCTTCTACTAGCGCACTGCACTCGTTAGCACTCTTACCCGATGCCAGGGCACTAGCTAGCTTCGCGCCCGCACTCTGCCGTCTAACTTCAAGGAAATCAAAGACAACATTTTCAGGCGATATTTCAGCGTTGCCGAGGCTATCGACTAACTCACTAAACATTACCTGGTGCTTCGGGTTCGAGAGGCTTCTTCCTATCCCTGCGCTGAGCAACCCGACATCAATGCGCTTGGCAGCTGCATCCCTGTCGTAGTACTGTTTTATATGATCAAATATTATTTTACCTTGGTCTCCGAGGTCGCCATCCTTGACGTCTGCCTCTATCTTATGGTACGCCGCACGGCTAGAAATACTTGCCGCCAGCACATTGCGCTCAGACATTTAAGTTATCCACTCTAACAACTCCTGTAAGTTCTCCTCTGACTCATCCTTAAAGTCCCGTTCCAGTACCTGTACCCGACTATGCTCAAACATTATCGAAAACTTCTGGTTCATCGCTATGGCCGTAGCCGTTGCATCTGCATCTAGTGCCCAAACCACACTCTTATAGTTTGCGGCAATCTCTTGTGCGTATTCGGGCCCTATGCCTCCGCCGTTTATAGCCACGGAGTCCACGTACTGGGCCACTCGTACAGCGGAGGGTGTATCCTCAACTATAACTACGCATGACGTGTTGTTCGGCCTGTACCAACTCATGTGAGGGGTCTCCGAGTCCATGCGCGTCAGGGCTTTGAAGCGCCCGGCGTCTGCCGCATAGGACCGGAGGACCCACCCGCGCCTTACACCCGTCGGAGAGTATATCGGGAACGCAACCCTGTCCTCTTCTATTGCGTACAAAGGACGCGCGAGCTTAACGTGCTCGTCTGTCCATCCGATTTTAGCCTTCAGGAACTTAAGCCATTCGGGGCTTAGATGTTCCAGCTCTCCCTCATAGGGGGTGCATCTTTGCTTCTTAGCATTTTCATCTGGTGGCGGTCGAAGGAAGTTAGCGCCTCCGCCTGTTGCACCGCTTTCTAGGCATGATGCTCGGTGGCAGTTCCACAGAGTGGTTTCTTCCATCCGCGTGATGTTGCATGACTTCTCGCCACTGCCTCCGCCATAACAGAAGGGGCATAGTACGCGGACGCTTTCTCCGTCCTCAAGTGCCATTGCCTCTAGTTTTATGTTGTCTATACTCACGTTAACTACCTCTGGGTATCCATTAGCGTACTTTTAATTAGTTCCCTAATTATAATTCTCATCAGTATGCGCTCGCTTTTCAACGCCGCTTCAGTGCGACCCCCTAGGGGAGCCACTCTGTATCGCTCCGTTTCGCTCGCTTATACTACGTTATACGTAAAGCATCGTCGTTTGTGACAAAGTTTCTTGATCTTTCTACTAACTTTCTTGCATAAGCCTCAGTTATATTAAGCTTTTCAGATACTTGTGAATAGTCATAACCCTCGAATCTAAGCTTGAATACCCGCTGCATAAGTTCTGACATGATACTAACACCTACGGACACCGCATCCACAGCCTCGTGCTGCCTAGCGGGGTCTAGGTCCCCGCACATCTCCGCAAGCTCCGGTGATAAAAATGCTTGATCATAGTAAGCGTCGCAATCTTCTACTGCTTCAATGATAGCACCCAATAGTATTTCAGGTCTCTTCTTTGCCTCCGCTTCCCTGATATGATCTATGCATACCGTCTTTGCGATATTGCATACCCATGTCAGAAGCCTAGACTTGTCGCCGTCGAATTGATCGCGCTTCTCGTATGCCCTGTGGAATGTATCCATCATCCAGTCATCCACCGCATCGAAGTCGCTCTGAAATTCCAGAATTATCTTACGTATGGCAGCCTTATCCTTCCTGAAAATCTTTTCTATCTCTTTTTCTATAGGCATCTTAGGATTCTCCACCTTATTTTGCGGGAAAAGGTATGGGACTAAGTAGCAGTTCAATGGCAGCAAGAGCGTGCTCCATCCCAATGTCAGGCTCCGCTTCGAAAATAGACTGCAGAACGTCCTCGAACAGCACTCTAAACTCTTCCCGATATATCCACGGAAGGTCCTGCTGTGTACGTAGGCGGCAATCTAGCCGATAGGCATGGTCTAACTCCTTTTCTGTATAATCCATTCCCATCATCTTAACGGCCTCCAGTGTTTAACAAATCCCGCCAGCTTCGGCAGTATATCTTCGTCATTCTTTACAGCTTCCAATATCCTGAGGCATTTATTGCATAGAATCCCCCGGATAACCGTGCTTCTATGTGGGTGTCCTGCCCCTGGCCTCAACCCTAGCCCCGGCCCAGGTCGAGGCAAATATTCTGCCCCGCACCCCGCGCAACTGTTATCTTGCTCAGCAACCATCTTGTATACGATCCCATAACGGTTTCTCGCATTGCT